CGGGATCCGGCAGGGAGCGGAGAAGGATACGCGGGAAAAATTCTTATGACATCGGGGTTACGATCGGAGTATCGGAGACGCAGGTAAAGTCGTAGCCGTTATGCGCGATCGTTAACGTAAGTTCGTCTCCGTCGTTTTGAGCCGCGAATCCGATAGCGTACGTACCGGCAGGATCTTCGTCGAAAGACGTAATAGGAACGTCAGCGTTAGTAGTATCGTTATGGAGCGAGAAGTCTGCCTGAGCGAGATTCTTAACCGTAAGTGGGTTAAGAGGGGTTCCCTGGTCGGTCTGAAGTTGGATAACGAAAGAAGAATCGGTAATCTCGGAAACCAATCCGCAAACGTCGACGAGTCCTCGATTCATATTCGGTTTATAGTTTACGAATTCGGAGCAGGCGATCATTCTCAGGCGGCCATCGAGTTCCGAAGGAGAGAAATTAAAGCCGATCTCAATATACGCGTTATTCTTATCCGGCGTAGCTTCCATATAGGTAGCGTAAAAACTTCCTGCCGTAACTCTGATCGGCACAAGTTTCGAGCCGTCGGCGGAGATCGCTCCGATATAATTATACCCGCGATCGGTTTTGTATACGCCCATATCGGCGCAACGAATCGATTCGAGTTTCGCCGCGTACTGCGGAGTAGCATAACGACCGGTAATCCATCCCTTAAACGATTTCGTACCCTGACGGATAAACTCGTCGTCGCCGTCCGTAAACGTACGCGTAACGATCGCCGCGCGTACCTGTTCGACGTCCTTAAGCCCGTTATCCGAAGCGATCGGATAAAGACGTTTCGACGGATCGGTATTATTGATCATATCGTCGAAGAGCGTTTTATTGATCGTAGTCGCTCCGGTTACGTCGATTCCGTTTTCGGTTCCGTCGTTAGCGGTCATCGGCATAAAGTCAAGACCGATAGTATCGCGGAAAACTTTTGAACAATCGGCTCCGGTATTCGAAATACCACCGTCGCAATCGCAAGCGATACAACCGGAAGAAGTAAAGAGAGCGAGGCAGAAAATCCCTGCGGCGATACGGAACTTACGCGCTCCGTAGAATATCGATTTTTTCATTTATTTTTCGGTTTAGAGTTACGAAGGTAAAAAAGTTTTTCTATTCGCCGCAATTATCTTTACAAAGTCCATCGCTATAAACTTTAAGCGACGGGACGGTCATACCGACTCCGGCGAGATCATCGACCCAGAGGGCTTCGGGCATCCCTTTATTTACGATATAAACTCCGAACTGGTGATAGTTTGCGAGTTTAAAATGGAACGGCTCCTCGGTCATAAATAGATTGATCATCGACATTAATTGAGCCTCGAACGCTTGTTGTAGACGCGACATCGGATCGATCCCGAACTCGTAAGCCTTATCGGTAGTCCAATCTTTTCGATTACCGGTAGAGAGAAAGAAGATCTCGAAGGAAATATCGCGATCGAAAGGGTCGATCGTATTCGGATCTATATCCTCGGTAAACTGCTCCTTAAGCCAGATCATCGGCGTCTTATCGGTCGCCTGTTTTTTCTTATCGAGTTCGACGTTCATCGAGAGCGGCGTTCCGTGGAAATACTTCGGAGCGTATAACTCGAAAGTCGTCGCCGTAATAATCGACGGTCCAGTAACTACGATTTCGTTCGGAAAATTTACCGAGAGGATCTTATAGTTTACGTTATCGATCGTTACGGTAAATCCTTTTTGGGCGTGACGTACGTCGCAGACGTTTAAGAGATACGTATTCGGAGCGGTCTCGACGACGGAATTAATTTCCATCGGGAAACGCATCGCGGCTACGATCATTCCTATAATATCGACTACGGAAACGCGATAGATCATTACCAGTTAATTTGAGTCGTTATTTCCGATCGATAGTAAAACGCTTTCCCGATCTTATCTCCTCGCGCGTATAGATTTCCGTTAACGAAAATTTCTACGTAAAGAGAATCCGCCGAAAGAGTATCGTTAAGGATCCGCGCTCCGAAGACTAAATCTTCGGGACATTGAGCGTAATAGATCGTCTCCGTTATCGTTCGATCGCTCAAAGAAACGAAAACGGTATCGGTAAAATCTGTTTCCGTTCCGATAGTTTTCCATCGTTCGATACCAGCTCCTATCGGTAAATGATTCGCCGTAACCGAGTAGCGAATATCTACGCGCTTCGAAGAGAGTTGATCGTCTTCTTTTTTACAAGAGAAAAACGAGAGTCCGAGAAATACGATAAGAAGGCGGCGCATTATTTCAGGTAATTAATGATCTGATCTACGGAAATCGTTCCGTGATAAAACGCGTACGCGAGAACGCCCCATACGAGAATTTGAGATACGATCGATACCCACGAATGCGGGAGTTTCGTATTCGAAATATTCGTAGCGTTTTCTTTCGACGCCTTTAAGTTCTGCGCCGTTTCTACTACGGCGGATCCGAGAGGGAGCGTTTTAATTACTCCGCGTCCGAAGGCTTTAATAAGTTTTTTCATTTCGTTTTCGGTTTTTTCTCCGGTTCTTTTTTTGCCGAGATCGGCGAATAAAAATATCCGGCGATAAGAAGAAATACAACTACGAGCGCGAATTTCCAAGAGAACGCGAATAGAAAAACTATCGCTAACGTAAGAAATACGTATGTAAAAATTACTCTAGTTATCGGGCTCATAGAATTTCTATTTTTTGTCCGTAAACCTTTTCAAGTTCGGAAATAAATTGGGCGAACGTTCCATCGTAGTATCCGTACATTAGAAGGTCGAATTATTTTGAGATCTTATTTCGAGTCCCTTAAATTCTGGATACTCGTCAGGCTTAAAAAATTTGCAATACCACTGTATAGCGTCTACCGATTTTAACGCCGAGTTCCATTTACGTTCCGCGAGACGAATCGCTTCGCGCGGCTTAAGAACGCTTAAAGTCTCTCCTATGTAAATCGCTACGCCGCTCTGTCCGTGTTGTACCTGCTCTTCGTGAACGTAATGAAAAAAGATAAGAGCCGTAAGAAGATCCTTAAGTCCGAGCGATTGGAAAATCTGTTGCTGGCCGGTATTCCAGTCGATAAACGCTCCGGTCGAATCCTGTTCCTCGAACGCGTTTACGATCGCCTCTATTCTCGGATCGAGACCGTCGGAGCCGGAACCGGTATGATTTACGAGTTCGTCGATAACTATTTTTCCTAACTCTACTCCTAGAAGCCGAAGGATATACGATTTCTCGTACGTATCGATATAAGTCTGTAACGTCGGATCGGTATCGTCCGTACGCGCGAGGGCGTATTTACCGATAAAAGAGTCGAGGGTAACGAGGATCATTCGGTAAATATAGATTTTATTTTCGGGTGCTTTTCTTTCAGGTATTCGAATTCCTCGATCCTCCGGTTAACCTGCTTACTACTCGTCGAGTTCTCGTGATACCGTTGGCCGACGATCGGCTTCCGTATAAATTCTGGATCTCCGTATCGTTCGCGGAGGAGCCAATAAAACTCGCAGTCGAGAAGAGTAACGAGTTTCGGATCGAAGCGAATATCGTTCCGGCGAAAGGCTACGACGGAAGGCATACCGATCGAATTAAATCCCTGAATTACTTCGTCGCGCCAGTACGGTACTTTCTGCTTTACCTTATAGCCGGTCGCTGTAATTTTATACGAATCGGAAATAGCCCACGCCGATCGGTTAAGGGCTTCAGAAAATTCGGCGATCGCATATTCTCCGACGAGAATATCGTCCATATAGATCGGCTTTATTTTGTCGTACCGCGCCTGATCGATCGCGAAGTTCGTATTATTCGAAATCCCTCTTTTCGGATTCTTATAGTAGCGGATCTCGAACTTATCGAAATACCTTTTTACGACGTCGAAGATCTCGTCGTTCGCGGAGTTATCGGAAATAATTACCTCGAAAGATCCTTTTTGTTTTACGATCGAATCGAGAAGATCCGTTACGTGCTTCGCTCCGAAGCCGTACTGTTCGAATGTCGGTACGCAGATAGATACGCTCATAAAGCCGGTTCGTGAATAGATTTATTTTTCGGTTTGGTAATCCAATGTAATTCGTGCGCCCGAATCGCGCGTACGATATGCCTCCGCCGCGTACGGAATTCTATAAACGGATCTCGCCAGTCGTTAAAAACTTCTTCCTCCTCTACGACGGTAATCATCGGAATCTCGGTACGGAATTTATTTATCGATTCGGTAAGGTTCATTTCGCGTGTCGGATTATTTCATAAAACGTATTCGCTCGATAATTATCGAAGACGATCGGCTTTACGTCGATTCCGTTTTTATAGGCTAGTACCGGAAACGAGAGTTGATCGAAAACGGACCATCGTAAGGTCGCGTCCCACCACGTATCGAAAAAAGAATTTACGCGCGGATTATTCCAACGGGCGAAAAGTCCGCAGGCATATAAGCCGTTCTCTTTCGGATAGCCGATCGATTCGTAATAATTCCGTTCCTCGTTTATCCGACTAGTCGAATATCGTTTCATAAAATACGCTTGTTTCGAGATAAGTCCACGCATTACGAATTCGGTCTCGGTATAAATACACGACCGTTCTGGATGCTTCGTAACCGCGACGTCGTAACCGGCGAGTTCGGCGAGCATTCTATTCGCGAAGAGCGGCGATTTTATTTGAAACGCTGAGTCAATCCAGATATATGCGTCGTAGTCGGGAAATAATTTATGCGTTTGGATCTTAAAATATTTCGCCTTCATACGATCGTCGAGCGACGTAAAAGGAAACGGAGAATTTTTCTCGGTAAACGAAAGAAAGTCGGAAGAACACGACTGAGGTAAGATCGTTTTCGGCGTATCGAATCCTCCGAAGTTTGCGGTAAGAATTAGCGTCTTCATTCGGAGATCCCCCTTTCTTTTAATTCCTCTTTCGAGAGATAAATCTGATCTACCGAGATCTCGACTTTTTTTCTATCCTCTTCTTTCGGAGTAATAAATTCGAATGATTCGAAGGTCTTTAATTCTTCGAGCATCGCTTCGTGTTGACAAGAATAATTCGACGTCGTTACGTTTATCTCCTGCGCCGGATTATACGTTAAATGTTCTCCGCTCGTAAAAGAATCGAAGGCGATCATCGTTACGTTTTTAGCCCCTAGTTGCTTCGCGATCTTAAGAGCCGATATTACCGAGGGAGAATACCATCGAAGTCCATAGCTTTCATTATTAAAAGTATAACGCGGGAAATGATCTAGCATGCAATCGGACGATTCCAATTCGTGGGTAAGTAATATCGTATTCGGCCAAGCGGGACGTACCATCGCGTGCGGACAAATAGAATGTCCGAGTAACGCGCATTGGCATTCGTTTCTATGATACGGACTCGCTCCGTCTTTCTGCATCGAGAAAATATTATTAGGTAATCCGATAAGTCTTTCTAACGCTACGATCGCTTCGTTAATAGCGATAATATTACCGGTCGGTTTCGGAAAGTGCGTCTCAGATAAATTACGTAGCGATACGCCTTTACCTACGATATAAGCGTGTTCGTTTCGTACTAAGCGATTCGCGAGAAGGTATTTAATATTCATCGAAGAACTAATTTTTTATAGAGTTCTAAAGTAGCGAAACAATCCGATAAGGCGCGGTGGTTAGGCGTTTTTTCTATCGCGAATCTTTTACAAAGTGATGAAAGGCTACACTCGTTATATTTTTTCTTCGCGATAACGAAGGTATCGATCGCACGTTTAAACTCGTGCGGTACTTTAGCGTCTGCGAAAAATTCTTGCAGGAACGGAATATCGAACGACCATAAGTTATGGCCGATATAATCCTCGATCTTATACGTCTCGAATAGATCTTTTAAGTAGGTCGCGATTACCTTAAAGTCGGATCCTTCTTTTTCGAGTTGTTCTACCGAAATAGAATTTACTTCGAGAGCCTTTAATTCGTAAGTTTTTCCGTACGGCTTTACGAGCCAAGCCTTCGAGACGATCGGGTTACGATTCTCGTCGATAATTATTACTCCGATCTCCGCGATCGCGTTTTTCTTCCGGTTAAATCCTCCTGTCTCTATATCGATTACTGCTTTCATTTCTTCGGGTGTTTACGATTATATTTCGCTTTGATCGCGCTTATACAGGAATCGAACGCCGGATTTGGCGTAGCGATATTTTCTTGAAGCGTATTATCCGGCTTTACGAAAATCGTATCGCGAGAGTAATCGGACTCTAGAAATCGCGGAGCCGTTCGATACGCTACGAATACTGATAACGATAAGATAAAGATAGCTACGAAGACTACCCATCCAATTAGTTTTCTATACGCGAGAGAATCGCGTTCGATATTAGGATCTTCGGTTTTCATTTCGATTTATTTTATAAGAGTAATTCCGAGATTATTTTTTTCTGCTCTACGTAATGAGAATACTGCTTGATCTCCGTACGCAAATAATGTCGTTCCATTACTAGGCGATAATCCTAGAGATCCGTCCGGTCTAATAAATTGAATCTTTTTTCTTACCATTAGCAGAGCGTTCGATTTCTTTGCCGCATCTTGCCACCAATCGGTACTAGATCGATCTGGAGTTAATACTATTCCGTTTCCGTGAAAAGCCATTTTTTCTAACCAAAGTTTTTTATCGTTTCTTCCTTCGAATGGGGGATTAAGCCAGACGAAGCCGTTCCAAGAGAGAGAGAGAGACAATTCCGTAATATACCTTTTAGCCGGAACGTGACAAAAAGTACGATCGACCGGAGCCGCCGCATCTATATCGAATTCACATTCTAACGCGTCGAAAATATATTTCGGAGTATACCATTCGTCTGACTTACCTAGCGATTCGTGTGACATTATTTCTCGTAGATTGATTTTTCTGGGTACGTTTCGTATAGGAATTTCTTAAGGGTTTCCGAGAGAGCCTTATCCGAGATCGAAAAGATATGGCGTCCGCGTAACTGGTGTTCGAGTACGATCCGGTTCTGGACCAAGTTTAACTTAAGATCCTTCATCTGTTTCTTCTCCGAGGCGTCGACGCGATTTCCGTATAGAGATTTTATTACGAATCCGTTACCGACGGTCCAATCTTTCGCGGCTACGTATTCGATAAACTTCGCTTTATTATAACGAATCGGGCAATGAATATCGAAACACATAGACGGAAATCCGTTCGCCTCTAATTCCTTTCGGGAATTATCTAGAGAGATCGCGTAGCCGTCGTAACGATGCCGCGCCGCTACTCTCTTCGCTAGTTCGACGTCGTAGTAATACGGATACGTATCTACGTCGATCTTATCGAGTAAAAAATAATCGTCTTGCCACGCTAGAAAGTTTTCCGAAACGATATTCGACTCCGCCGCCGCGAGAAGGTTTTCGAAAATATTATGCTCGTGGTTTCTATTCGTCGGTTCTCCGCGCGTAACGTGTACGACGTTCTGCGCCCACGTCGGACATTCGCCGACGATAATAACGCGCCCGATATTCGAAGCGAATTTAACGAGCGATCGTAACGAGTAGCGGAGTTCGTTATCGCCCCACGAAGATCCTCGACCGAGTGGAATTACTACGTCCATAAACTATTGAAGTCGCTTAAACATTTTTACCATCTCTTCCTGTAACCATTCTATTTTTCCTTCGCGGAGCATTTCGGCGGAGAGAAATATTATCGCCTTCTTTCCTTTTAGGAAAGTAAAGAGACACCAAATATTCTCCGGTAGGATACCGCCTTTATATCCACCCTTATCTTCTCCGCGAGGATCGTAGTTAGTAACGAAGAAAGTAAATGATCGATCTTTCTCGACCTCGGTTTCGAGGCGGTAAAAAGTAAACGACGGATCGCAGGAAAACCGCTTATATTCTTCCGGTCTTATTTCGAGTCCGAACTTTTGAACGATCGCGAAATGGAGAACCTTTTTCGTGTTCATCGCTTCTCGATTTTAAAGTTCTTCGCCGGAAACGACGGCTCTTCTCCGCCACAGGATTCGTGCGTCGGGTTTACGATCTCTTCGAGAAGTATCGATCCGTCGTCCTTTACTTTCCGAACGGTATAGAGCGCGTCTTTATTCGGGTATCCGTCCTTAAGTATTTCCTTAAACTCTTTCGGAGCGCGTTCGTAGCCGTCTGTAATACAGCGAACGAGGTGGCCAGCGGATATTTCTTCGGTCTTGTCTTCCATCTTTTTCGTATGGGTGATCCCCTACCTCGTATCCGGCGTTCGAGGTGAGGCAAACGCGCTGGAAGGCGAGGAGGGAATCGTATAGTCGTTAACGTTTAGGATGCCTCACGGCGTAATAGTAAGAACTATTTTCGGAATAAAAAAACGCCCCGATATTTCTATCGGAGCGCATGAGGCAGGCATTTCCTCTAGCCGTCGGGTGGTTTTTATCTATTAACTCGATACGTCTTTGTCGAGTTGTGCTTTCGCATTCGCCATCGTACCGTTAACGATCAGCTTATAATCGTTCGCCGATTCGAACTGCACGAGACGTTGTTCGAGGACGATCGTTTTAAGGTTCTGGATCAAGTCGTTTCCGGTTTCTCCGATACGGATAGTAAGACCGTCGGCGAATAGAACGTTCATTACGGCGAGATCTCCGCCTACGAAATCTCCGGCGTCGATAGCCATTGTTTCGATAACGCGGACTCCGTTAACTACGAGTTCTTCGGAATTCGTTACTCCGTACATTCCCATTACCGGTTGGCCGAGAGAAGTTTTCGCGGTACGCATCGCCGCGCCGGTATCAGGATTAACCATGATCGCCGATGCTTGGCCGAACGCCTTTTTAACCTGATTCGCGAGAGCGATAATTACGTCGAACTCGTTCGCGTCTGTAATCGTATTAAGCAACGATCCTGCCGCGAATGGAGTAGCGTGGAGGTAAATTCCCTGAAGGTTGTTCCCCATTCCGTCGCCGGAAATAAGCTGGTCCTCCGTAGCGATGTCGAGACGGCGGAGAAGGTTATTCTGGAAGTACGCGACAAGTTGGGAAAGATCTTTCATCCACTCCCAGGACATTTTACCGTAAACTGCGATCTTACGTACCGGAGCCGATTTCTCTACGTAGAGTACCGAGAGCTGAGTCTTAGTATCTCCTTCGCCGATAAATATCGGATCGCCGGCTTCGGTAGTTTCTTCGATCCAGTAGGCGTTAGGAGCTGAGATCGTTCCGCTAGAAACGAGACCGAGGTAAACGGTAATACGTTTACGGATCTTCGATATAATACCGGTAAAGGCGGTAAGAGAGTAGTTAGTCGAGCCGGCTCCGATCGTAGTCGAATCCATCTCTGTTACTACCGACTTTAACTCGATTTTAATCGCACCGGCTTTGAATTCTTTGTCTGCGTACGCTTGTTCGAAAACCGATTTTTTCTCGATCAGCTTTTCGGTAAGTTCGTGCTTAAGCGATTTATACTCGCGATCTTTCGGCTTCTCGGCGAGAGCCTTAATTTCGAGTCCCTGCGCTACGACGAGTTTTTTAAGTTCGGTAAGTTCGGCGGTCGCTGTAGACTTAGAAAGTTTTTCGAGTTCGTCTTTTATGGCCTTAAACTCCGTCGGAATTTCGTCCGGCTTAAGTTTGTTAAGACCCTTCTTTTCGAGGATCGCTTCGAATTCTGCGGTTACTTTTCCGAGAAATTCTTTCTGTTCTTTTTCGACGCGAGTTTTACGCTCGTCTTCACTTTCTTCGTTTACGAACGTCGCGCGGAAATTCTTCCGGCGGTTAACGAAAAGAACCGGAGCGAACGCGAGAGCTGCTGTTCCGGCCATACCGGTCGAGTGTTTCGGTTCGAACGTTCCGCCGAGTACGAGGAAAGTAAAGGCGAAAAGAATTACCGAGAAAATTTTTACGAGGCGCGAATTTGATTTCGCTTTATGTTCCGTCCACGATTTCTGGTGGAAAGAAGGGAAGATAGTTCGTTTCATTACTGAAAAGTTTTTTGAGTTCGTGTTTCCGTTTACCGGTAGCTACGTCGCTACTCGGATCTTTATCGGCTTCTCGTTTCGGAAACAGTGCCTAGCGTGGGCGGCTGTAGTACTGGGAGGAGTGATTACCGGCGAAAGTAGAAAAGATTTCCGATTAAAAAAATTGGTGAAAAAGTTTTTTCCCTCAGACTCCCTTTTTCAAAAGCATATATTAATACTAAGTAATAACATATATATGGCGAATTCTAACCGAACGTGTTCGATCGCGGTTAACCTACCGCTTAACCGAATCGATTAACCGACTACGATCCACTGTTTACGGTACGTTGCGCGAAATTAACCGCTTTATTAACAGGTAATAAGTAACGAAATGTTCACTAAATGTCCACGTTTTTCGACCTGTTTTCTAACCGACCCTTAACCGACGTGAACACGAAACGGTTAACCGAGTCGGTTAACCGAAATCGAAGCGAACCGGTTAACCGAAAGTTATTTCTATTTATTAACAAACATAGCGGTAAGTGCCGAATAGTCGATCGGATCCGTAGCCGGAGCCTTATTTACGTACTGGCCGCAGTTCGGACATTTACCTTCTTTCGATCGATCGTAAACCTTCATGCATTTTTCGCAGTGGATAATACCGGCGTCCTTGAAAAGGATATTCTTTTTCTCCGAGAAATAATCTTGCAGCTTCTTATACTCGGCTAAAACCTCTTCTCCGCATTTATCGCTTATATCGGCGGTACGGAGGAAATCGTTAAGACGTTTCATTTCCGTAGCGACGTCGGCGAGTCCCTTAAGCGAAATAAGTTCGGCTCCGTAGTTCGCGGGGATCGTCGTCATAGAGGTTACGCCCCAGAGAAGAACTTCGTTAAGTAATCGCGCCTGACGCGACGTATCCATCGTTTTCTTTATCGTCTTAAACTCCATCGAGTGACCCTTAATCATTCCGGCTTTATACTTCGCGAACGCGTCTTTACCGTCCTCTTGATCTAACGCTAACTGCGAACGTACCCACGCTCCGTTATCGTCCTGACCGAACTCTACGGGATTACCGACGCATTTATTTTCGTCGTGATTAATATTATGATAGATCTTCGCTTTCCTCTCGGAAACGGTTTTCGTAAACGCAGTCGGGAGAACTATATCGCCGTTAAGATCCTTCGTATTAAATTGCGAATAGTAAAACGTTACGATACCTTTCGAGTCGTCTCGCTCTTTAAGTTCGAGATCGCAGAAGTTTTTGAATTCGTTTTTCATTTATTTGTTTCCTCCGAAACTAGGGTTAGGATTTACTACCGGCGGTTCGTACTTCGTCGCTCCTCCGGTAAGTTTTATCTCTTCTTCGTCCGCCCACGATTGAGCGTCGATAAGATTCGATTGATAAAGAATTTGGTTCCGTTGCGTAAACGCGAGATCCGCCTGCGCCTCTTTTAATTCGTCGTCTTTCATACAAGGGAGATCGAATCGAGCGCGGAGATAACCGCCGTCCGGTCTTTCGCGGAGACGGAAATCTTTCGTAAGCTGGCCGCAACATTTGTCGGCGAACGGCTGCATCGTATTTTGATACGTTGCCTTTAGCCCGTCGATTACTCCCGATCCTTCCGTTAACGCTCCGTTAGCGAGAATCGATTTCGGAAATATCCGGCGATCGAGTCCGTACGCTCCTAGAATTTGATTGAAAGAATCTTCCAAGCCTTCGTGCAGCATAAGTTGCTTTACGTCGAAGGTCATCGGAGTCCATTTTATTTTAGCGGACGTAAACGTTACGTGACCGTTCTTTCCGTCTACTCCGTAATTTTTCTTGTAATCCGCCTCTGCTCTTTCTCTCTCCTCGGTATCGAACGGTAACGCTCCGTCGGTATCCGAAGTAGATCCGTCGGCAGAAATAAATCCGATCAGTCCGCGCTCGGTAGTAATAATATTCAAGGTCTTCATTATCGCGACGATATTCGAAAGAGCCATCTGTAAGCCTTCGATTCTCGTCGTCGCGGATATTCCTCCGTTCGCGGATATTCCCTCGGTAACGTGTATTACTTCTTCGGCGGTAAATACGCGTTCTTGATACATTAACTTATACCCTTCGATAATCCCTTCGCGCGTCGTCTGATCGTAAAGTTTACCGGTAAGTTTTATCTCGATCATTCCTACCGGAAGATTCCAGATAATCGAAGGTAGCGGCTCGATAATACGCGACGGCGTTCCGTAGTTCTTATAAATCAGATTCGTATTGTAGATCGCGTTATAGATATAATATTCGTACGCCCACTGCTCGAAAGACTGTAAAGGATTCGGGCGATTAAGTAACGCGATTACGTCCGAGTCTTCGATTACCTCTCCGTTCCGATCTACGTGTTCGATAATTACGTTCGAAAACATTTCGGCTCCCTTCGAGATCGCGATATTTAAATGCGGTACGTTCTGCGCGACGCGCATTAACTGGCCGAAGGAATAATCGAACGGAACGATTACTTGCTGCATCGGCATATACTGCGTTCCGTACGTAAACTTTGGATTTCGATCGCCGAGGATCGCCCGACCTGGTCCGCCTAAGTATTCGAGGAAACCTTTACCGAACATATCGATTAACGCCATGGAAAGAGAGATTTTTTATAAAGGTAGTTTTTTTACGGAAGTAGATTCCGAAGCGAGTTAATACCAGCGGCGAGGATCCGTTTAAGATAACGCGTCTCGCAATCGGAGCAGAGATATACTTTACAGACGCGGCAGTAAAAAACCTTTTTCGGAGTAGAGTCGCCGTTTACTAACTGACAGCAACGACACGGCGCGACAACGTTATACGATTCGGATTTACAGGTAACGCATTTCGGCATAGCGGTAAAATTACGATTCTTTCTCCGCCTCGGCTTCTTCTACCTTCTCGGCTTTCGTCGGCTTAAAATATTTTGGGTAGATCGCACGAACTAATTTCGCGAGACCTGCGATTGAGTCCGGCGCGTCGTCGTGTTTCGATGATCCGTCTTTCATATACGATGTAAACTGTTTCATAAACTTCGCGTAATCCGATCCGACCGGTATATCCTTCTCCTCTCGGAAGTAGAAGTACCGTTTTACGAAGCCGGAGATAATTACGATCCGCGTATGCTTCGCCGTAGTGTTCGCCGCCGTTAGGAGTTTCGCCTTACCGACCAACTCTTCGAGAAGTTGCTTAAATAGTTTTCCCTGATTATTCGATTCTACGCGCGTATAGTCTAGCGAATTCTCTTCGATTAACGCGGCGCAAGCCGGTAGCGTAAACTCTACTCCCGCGTCCGAGAAAAGAACGTCGCGGATAAGGATCTTATCGGGGAATATTCTACCGGTCGGGAACGATAGCGAATCGTCGCCCTGATCCGCTACGTCTACGTAACCGAGGCGTCCGATAATTCCGTCGTCGTTATACTTTTCGAGATCGAAGCGGTTAAGTTCCGCGCGAGGGAATAACGCTCCGGTCTCCTGCATCGTCTCCTGTAAGTAGTTCGCGTTAAAGATCTGCGAATAGACGAGTAACCGCTGTTCCTCGAATCGTTTCCGAGAGAATAATTTCGGACAAAGCATCGAATCGGTCGCCTCGTCGTACGCCTTAAGTTTAAGTACGTACCAATTCTTCGCTCCGGCGGATTCTAGGATACGACCGCACGGGTCCATATCGGACCAACGAGTCATATTAAGGATCTCGATCGGCTCTCCGTCTACCGCCGCTACGCGAGAAGAGAAGGTCGAAGAATACCAAAGCCAAATTTTTTCTAGCGCGTTTTCGTTTAACGCCTCCTCAGCGTTCTTTACCGGATCGTCTACGATGAGGATAGATCCGCCTTTCGAAGTAACAGACCCTCCGACGCCGACGCCTAGATAAGAGAAGTGTGATCCTTCGAGTGCCCATTTCTCGAAACCGGCGTTACCGCGTTTAATCTTCGTGGCCGGAAAAATATCTGAGTAAACTATCGAGTCTGGATCGATCGAGTAAGTAGAGATCGCGTCGCGCGTATAGCGGGAGAAATCCGAAGCCGTCGCGTCGTTATACGAGCCGGTAATTATTTTCTCCTTCGGGTTCTTTCCGAATACCCACGTAGAGAAGTTTACGAGCGTTCGAGTCTTACCGTTTTGCGGCGGAACGTTCATCATAAACTTCTTACACGTAAGCCAATCGATATTCGAGACGAGATCCTGAGCGCGTATCTCTAGAATCCTCCACGCGTTATACGATCCGTCCGCCTCTACTTCGCGATTCGGTCTTTGTATCCGTCCCTCGTAAAGAGCCTGTAACGTATCGGCGATCTTCCGAAGATGCCAGTATTCGTCCTTATAAAAATCGGGAGAAGTCGATCGGCAGTATTCCCAGAAAGAAATCCTAGCTAGTTGAATCTTCGCCGCTCGTCTTATCGGATTCATTAGCGAGTTCTTTTAACTGATCGAAACTTAAATGCGATAGATCTACCGTCGTACCGATTTTTTCACCTTTAGACGTGGTATCTACGTTATCGCGGAGATGAAGGTCTCGCGCTATGATCATCGGATTATACGCGCCCGTAGCGGCTCCTTCGAACTTCTGCGTAAAGATTATTTCCCTTATACGCGTAACAACCGGAAAAAAATCCTCGTATTGTTTAAGGGTTCCGTAGTTTAAGAAAGTTCGTTGGTCGCAATCGAGGAAAACGCATAGACCGGAGATCGTATATGGCGTATCGGTTTTCCTATCGACCCGCATTGCGTCCTTTCCTACCCAGTCTTCTTTAATCCATTTACGGGAGTCGGTAAATTCGAAATATTCGACGGCGGCTTCCCAGAGGATAGTCGGAGAGGAGAAAATAAGGTTACGACCGTGTTTCGATCGTCGCATCCACCATTGATTGCCTTCGTTAGCCATACTGTAAAAGTACGAAAAAGGATCGGATCTATCTTGTTTCGTTGTTGGTTAGGAATTTGTCTGTGAGTTGTTTTATTTCATCATCTGACGAATACATTCTTTGCCCTTCGTTTCGCCACAATGTTTCATTAATATCCTTCACCATCTCCACCGCCTGTTTTCTCATCTGCTCGATTCGCTGTGTGAGGCGTTGGTTTTCTTCAAACAGCCCCAAGCACCGAGAGCGGGATTCTTGCCACATTCTCATTGCAGATTTATCAGTAGCTTTCAGGCTATGCCAAAATTTACTCGCCTCGGCATCGCTGACACACTCCGGGAAGGTGGACGGAGGGAGTTCTGAATACCAAAAGGTAATGCTTGCTCCTTCGTTTGTAAATTTATTTCCATCAAAATAACGTTCGCCAACATCGGTAAAATAAAAGCCCTCCGCCTTTGGTTTATTCTTTGGATATGAAATCCGTTCAAACAGTCTTCTTGGTTGTTGTTTCTCTTGTGGCATGGTGGTTAGGTGTTGATGATGTTAATTGCTGGAATTATTTTCTTTGCACAGCATGAAGTTGAATTACATCTGAAAAGAATCCAAACGTGCCTTCCTGAACTTCTTTTTTTTGTTTTAATTTTCCCTGCAATGTTTCCGAAATATGATTTCTCAGGAAATTCAGACCACTCGGTTTCCCAAAGTCCAGACTGTTTATTTTTCAAGGCGATACAATCTTCTTCGTGTTGTTCGATGACTCTGCTTTTAAGTTTCATTTTATTTCGTTTTCGCCGAGACGAATAACCCACGTACCGGCTTTAACGTCGACTTCGAGACCGTTAGAATAGCGAGAGATACCGGCATCGCCGTTACGACGGACATTATCAGGTATAAAGCACTTCCGATTTTTTTCATTTCGTTTTTTTTAGTTAGTAGCGGCGACCGGATTCGAACCGGCACCATTATCCAGTATTAAAATACTACTTGCGCCCCTATCCGAGTTTATTCATCGGAAACCTCGTAGCCAATCTTAATCCTATCGGAATCTCGTACACCGTTATAACGTACGCCGCCTCACGGAATTCGGGTTATACCTTAGAGACCGTCGTCAAACAAGCGACGGTATCCCTTTCGAAACGAAGTAGTCCGAATTCCGATCGCTCGGAAGCAATTATTTTTCCTCGCGGATTACGTTTATCGGCTTAGATCCGTCGATCGGGTTAAGCCGGATCATGTGAATATTCTTTTTCCATTTCATCTGTTCCTCGGCGTGGACCTTCGCGGCGTTAGCGTTTTCCCAGATCGCCTGTTCTTCTTTCTGAGATCCGTCTTTAAAAAAGTAGAGAAGTTTGTGCATCGTTTTTTCGGTTTTTATTATTCGTGAAATTATTGATTTGCGTATTCGGTAGTCTTCTCGATAAGATCGCGCCAACGTCTAGCGGCTTCTTTCGCGATCTCGTTACCGATAAGTTTTATCCGGTCTTGATTACCGTTCCAGATCGTAGAAAAATCTTCTCCGCCTTCGATAAGTTTATCGGCGAACCATCGCGATATTTTTTCGAGAGCCGGTCGATTTTCTTTTCCTACTTCGTCGAGGAGTGCGAGTAGTTCGAGATCGGTTTTCGCCTGTAAGGATTCGGCGAATGTTTCGAGGAGCGATTCCATATTTACTTAATAGGAATTGGTTTTAATGCGCCGGATTCGTGAATTTTCGCGATGCAATCGATATAGCCTTTATACTCCGCTATCTGTTGCGCAGAATATTTTTGGCCGATTCCCGTTTCTTCGTATTGCTGTATCCATTCCGCTATCGTTTTCTTTTTACATCCGATCTGTATCGCGTCCTCTCCCCAGTACGACACGAAATGTTCGGAACCGGAGAAATGTATTTCTCTTACGATTACTTTATCGCCGATCGTCGCAGAGTAGCCGATCTTCGCAGAGTAGCCGATCTTCGCAGAGTAGCCGATCTTCGCATAGTCGCCGATCGTCGCAGAGTAGCCGATCGTCGCAGAGTCGCCGATCGTCGCAGAGTAGCCGATCGTCGCAGAGTCGCCGATCTTCGCATAGTCGCCGATCGTCGCAGAGTAGCCGATCGTCGCAGAGTAGCCGATCTTCGCAGAGTAGCCGATCTTCGCATAGTCGCCGATCGTCGCAGAGTCGCCGATCGTCGCAGAGTTGGATACAAAAATATTACGCTTTTCGAATTCGGATTTTAAGTCGGAGAGGTTTTCGTACTCGAAGGATTTCCATCCTTCGCCTTTTACGAATAGAAAGAGAGATTTTTTCATTTGGCTTTAGTTTTTCGTTTGGTTACGTAGGTAAAGATATATCTATTTCTTTATCTTTTACAGGTCGGTATAATTTAATTATACCGTTTTACGTAACTCGCTCATAATCAAGCGCATTAATTTCGAGGTATTCGAGTAACTTAGTCTCTATATCGATCGAATTCTTCGAGAAGAGTCCGAGAATAAGACCGAGAGATTCGCCGATAATATTCGTCTTGTCGTGATGATTCGGAAGAGAAACGATCCGCGAGATAAGCGTAAAGAGAAGATCTATCTCCGAGATCTTAGCCCACGAAACGGTTTCCGTTTTTTGATTTACGTAATCCCGATACGTATATCGATATTCTTCTTTCGCTACAAATTTCGAATGAAGAAAGAGTAGCCGGTAAATAATTTCTACGTACTCCTCCGATCGGTCTCGTAAACCGATCTTATACCCTTTCGCTACTCTTTTTACTTCGAGCGACAGGCGAACGATTTCGAAAATAATTTCTCTCGGTTCTTCGTTCGATTCGCGTTCTCGTTTACGAACTTCTTCGACAAGAAATTTTAATTGGACGGATCTCATATCTTTTTCTCCTTTATTTTTTGTGTCTCTCGTTAATGATCTGAGGTACGGTAGCGTTCCAGTCGATCGCGTGGTGTATTCTCCGGTTACTTCGTCCCATCGTAATAATTCGTACCGAGGACGGGTTAAAGAGAATAGTATAGAACGATTTTACGTACGTTCCGCTACTCTTATAGAGATCGGTCATTCCTCCGGCGTTCGATTGCGTAGCGAATTGATTTAACTGGATATGCATTACGGTTAAGAAAACGTGACCTAATCCGCCGAGACGTACGTACGTATTTACGTCTTCGTTTATTCGTCCGAGGAATTGAAATTCGCGATCGACGGAACAAAAGAAAGAATTCATCGCCTTACGTTTTACTTTCGGCTTCTCGTCGTCGTATCCTCCGATAAAATCTCCTCCCTGCGCGAACGCGACAGTCGTTATCGACGTCTTTTCGAGATATTCTACGAACGCTTCGAAGATCCGATCGATACTACGAATCGTTTTTCCTCCGTCGATATTTCGATAGAGGAAGGAAGTATAATCGTCGTCGAGTTGTACGAAGTATTTATAGCCGAGTTTCCGAGCGATCTCGAAACAGGCGTTACGCGCGTAGACGATTGCCTTCCGGTTCTCGAAATTATCCGCCTCGTCGAACGTCTTAGCGATTTCCGATTTACTGAACTTAATTACGTTCGCCGCTCCGAACTTCCGATAGTACGCGTCGGCGGTCGGATCTTCATCGTCGATAATAAGATAGACTGGACCAGTATATCCGCTTACTTTTAAACTCTTATACGTTCGAACGTTTTCCGGTCGACCGTGAGTAAGAATAAAGGCGCAGAAATCATTTCTCATCTTTATCGGATAAGTAGGCATTAAATACGTCTTGAGATAGTTTTACGTAACCGAGTTGGATCGCCTTCTCGAAATCGATAATTACTAAGGCGGAGCGTTCCATTAATTCCTGTACTTCTTTCGGAGAATTCGCGTAATAATCGGCGATTTTCGCGTAGTTAAATACCGTATGCCGTCGCGCCGCTTCGATAAGAAATTTCTTATCCTCGTCACAGATCTCCGCGTTTTCGATCTCGTTTATTAATCGCTTAGTCTTCGAATCGTCGAGGAGTTCTAAGACGTACGGCTTTTTATTTTTCGGTTCGTAGATCGGGATCTCGATCTTCGTAGTATATCCTTCGTCGGCTTTTACTTCCTCGCCGAATAGATCGGTTTGTTTCATAATCCTATCCGTTATAATTTTTTACGACCTCTTTTACGTTATGAACCTCTTCGAGCCGGAGATCCTTTTTTCCTTCTAGTTCGGGATATTTCGTTTTAACCATTCGAGCGACGCGGGTAATAGAATCGGAAGGCGATAGCGTATCGGAGTTCGAATAAATATCGAAGAAATCGTACGTCGTTAAAGTGCGAACGTTACGATCTGGAGAAAGTTGCATCGCCCAGACGCGGCAAATTAATTTACGATCCGATTCCCGATACTTCGGATAATCGCGAAGAAGATTCTCGATAATTACTTCGAGCGTTTCGATTTCTTTAGACGCGCTCATTTCGTTTTCGATTTTTCCTTACCGATACGACGGATAAAGTTTTTTTTCTTCTCATTAACGCGTCTCTTCATTCCGAAAACGATCTCTATCTCGTTAGTAAGAAGTTTAGCTACTTCTTTTTCCCATTCTTCTCCGTATGGTACGTAATTAGGATCTATCATTTGCGTCTGGATTTTGCATTCTCTGGAAAGATTACGACGTTAAACATTTCGAGCATTCGATTACCGATATAATCTCCATAAAGTTTCGTAATCTCTTCCGGCGACTTATTAGAAGTGAAATGCGTAAAGTTATGAGGAACTTCGTTCTCGTATCGCGTAAAAATAATTCGCTCCATTACGTTCGTCGGATTTCCGAAATATTTAACCGGTATCGCCTCGCGACCGAGTTCGTTAAAGCAGAATCCGATCTCGGTTTTACCGTAATAGAGATACGAGGCTCCGGTTTTCGCTACTCGAAAGTACCGCGCTAAATTTTCGGATCCTCCCTGTTCTACTTCGTCGGCGATCGAGGAACAGTTTCCGAACGCGAATGGCAGGTGAGCGTTATAGCGGAGGAGTTTCATAAGCCACGTTTTCCCGACGCCGAGGCCACCTAATAGCGCGATTCCCTTATCGGGGTTTAGATTATACTTCGGAGAGGTCATTCGCGCGTCTCCGGCGAAATAGAGGCAAAGTCCTTTTACGATAAGTTCGTTATCGGAATCGATCTCGTAACCGGAGCGAACTAGATTATCGAGAAGAGATTTCGCGGATAGAGTAACCGGATCGCGTTCGCGGCGTAGCTTTTCGAAATATGCTTTCGCTTCTTCGGTTACGTCGGTATTAATTCCGAACTCCGCCTCGTCGACTTCTTTTATCTGATCCGGCGTACCTAAAATTCTTTTAAGCTGTCGTACGTGAGCCGATAATCTTTCGGGTTTATTTGAACGATCCATTTTTTGGTGGTGCTTTAGTAGTTTTAGGATCCTCGGCGATTCGGTTCTCTTCTTTAAACCAGACGCCGCGCATTTTTTGTTTCCAATTCTTTACCGGCTTATCTCTAGAATCCTTCCACGCCGCGTCGTCGTAATATTTAAAGGCGCGGTCGCCTAACGATTCTGGAAACCCGTTATCGAAAAAGAATTTTTTTACTTCTTCGATCGACGGAACGGTAAACGTTTTTCGATTCGATAGTTTCGGATTGCCGCCCATCGCGCCGTTCTCTTTATTTATTCTCGACTTCTCGAACTCCCGAAGTATCCGACGGCTTTTAATAAACGTCTTATCTTCTATTCGATCGACTTCGCGATCGAGTATCGCGTAATTATAAATTTCTTCGAGAGCTGATCGTACCTCTTCTTCCGATCCTCCGCTAAACCTAGCGATCTTCTTTTCGTCGAGTTCTATTCGTCCTCCTTTTTTTCGGAGTTCGATAATTAATTCGATAAGAAGACCTCGCGCGGATAGAGAAAGATATTTTACGTCGTTACTCCAATCCTTAAAGGAGAATTTAAAAGAATCTTTCGCCATATTCTTGTTTACGTCGGTTCGGGGGTAAAAAAATGGGGATCGGTTGTAACCAACGTAACTAAAAACCGCTGACCGATCCCCGATAACGCTCGTCGCGCTATACTTCGAAAATACAGATTTCGTCGTTGAAATCAGCTACACGATCTCCGATTTCTTTCGCTCGAAGTTCGAGCTGAAGTTGCATAAGATCGATCGATTCGAGATAGAAAGAAATATCCGTACCGGAGTACGCGACGCAGATCTCGACTTTAAACGTCTTATTTTCGAATCCCTTAAACGGAGGAATCGTAAGCGAGAATCCGAGCGGAACTTCGCTTTTAAGAGTACGTTCAAGTTTCTGAAGCGTATTTCCTTTCTGGTTATCGACGTTCTGCGATTTCACTTCCCACTGGCCTTCGAAATGAGTCATGTTATGGACCATTTCTCCGCACTGATTCGGATCAGTAAACCACGTCTTGTTTACTTTAAGAATCTTCGCGAGATCTCTCGCCGAAAAAGTTTTATCAGTATTAAGATAAAACGCTTTCAAATATTTGTTTTCCTGGATCGATCCGATAACGACGGTTCCTTTTTCGTAATTCTCGTCGACGACGAGCGTAAGTTTTCCGCCTTCTTTATCTACGAGAAGATGAACCTTATTCTTATCGTGAAGTTCCGCCTTTCCTATTCTCTTATTATAGAATTCGAACGGAGCGGTAGTAACTCCGCCGACGGATACTTTTATCGGATAAACGATTTCCTGAGCGTCGCCGGTACGGATTTCGAGGACTTTCGTTTTTTCTCCGACTTCCCATTTAGACGAATCTGCGACGAAATCGCGAACCGCCTTATTAATTTCTACGCTTGTTTCTTTAGCCATTTTGATTTTTGTTTTTTTGAGTTTATTATTCGTAAATTAAAAGTTACTAAGAGACTACGGAGCCGCTTCGGAACTTACTCGTCGCGTTCGGTCGTTAACCACTCCGTAGAAACAATCGTTATCCGTTCGTTCCGTTAAGATCGCGAACGATCGGCTCGGTACGCGTACTTCCGAAGATTGCGTTTTTCTCCGAAGGGAGCATCGCGCGTGACTCGACAAATACTCCGTCGTTATCGTAATACTCGACGGTCATTTCGTCGTGGTTAAAGTACTTATGTACTTCCATTACTTTCTCTTCTCCTTTCGCGCGGATCTTCTTAAGCGTATACTCGTAAGTCTCGCGGAGATCTACGGTATCTTTCTTGTGCTGAGTCTTCGCCGATTGAAGAACCTCGTCGTGATTACGAAGAATAACCGCCGTCTCCGATAATTGCTTATCGAGCATCTGAAGTTCGTCGTCGGTAAGAGGACGGAAAATCGTCTTTTCTTCCGATCCTTCGGAATGAGCGCGTACGATCGAAGCGCGTTGTACTCCGACCGGATAGTCGTGGTACTTTTGTTTTGGTTGTGGATGATTTTCGGACATAGCTAGTCGATTTTAAAATGTGAATTATTATTGTGGAAAAAATTGTTTTTCGAGTTCGACGAAAGTAACCTGATTCTTATAAACCGTCTTTAACGCGTCGAATAAGATAGCGTCTTCTTTCGATTTAAACTCCGGTACTTTATCGCCGATCTTAGAGAAGAAAAGTTTGATCTCGATCGAAGAATTTACAGTACCGGTAACTTTCGTTACGTCTCGCGTTTTAATTTTCTTTTTACCGGCGATCGATACGTTACTTACTACTCGATCGAGATTCGAAAGGAGTTCCGCTTCGTCTTTCGATTTACGAGAGAGTTCGAGAAACGCCGTATAAGGTAATTGTTTTTCGCGTACGAGTTTTTTAACCGTATCCGGCGCGGCGTCTAAACGAAGAAGATCCTTTACGAACTGATAATGCTTCGAGTTATTAAACCTTATCGCGATCTCCGGTATCGTCGTACCGAGATCTAACATTCGCTTCGCTACTCGCGCCTGTTCTACTACGTCTAATTCGACGCGGTTATTATTCTCGTTAAGAATAAACGAAAGAATATCGACGTCGGATAATCCACGTACGTCTTTCGGAACGAACGGAACGACGACGACAATTCCGTATTCCTTAAAGATCATTTCGCACGCCTTCGTACGGCGGTGACCGGCGAGAGTAAAGTTAAGATGCGTTCCGTCTACGATCTTACGATAGCCGACTAACGGAGTATTAATTCCGCCTTCGTGAAACTTACCAGCGAATCGTTTACGAACCTCGGCGGTCCACGCGGCGCGATTTACCGAAAATAATTCGGTAATATCCGCTACGAGTTCCGAAAATCGAACCCCGTCGATAGAGCCGGTAAATAGAATGTCTTCGGCGAGTTCGGGGATCTTCGGATAATCGTCGCGCTGGTTTCCTCCGGCGAGATCGAGAGGTCTGATCGTTCTGAAATCTACTTTGTAATACTTACCCTGCGTAGCGTCTTGTACTTCGGGAATAGAAGTTTTTTCGGTGCTCATCGTTTTTAGTTTTTATTGGTTACGGGACGAAGATAAATAAATAATCCGATACCTTTTACAAGTCGGCGTAATTATTTTTTAAAAAGATTCCGGTTCATCCATTCGCGGCATTCTACGATACGGGCGATCATCTTCTCGTAGATCTTATCGTCGAACGGTATCGGAAACTCGATAATCCTTTCGTCGAACGGTACGTCGAAAGTCCATTCGAGAGGAGAATCGAGTTCGTAATCGGGCCAGTCGCGTTTAAACTGGGCCATATCGAAAATCATATTTCTCTCTACCTCTAACGCTCCGAGTACGTATTCTTCCGATTCTTTACGCGGACAGCCGAGGCGATACCAGAGAGATCGTTTTTCGCTTTCGATAAGCGAAGGCGTAGCATTTACGAGACAGTACGCGACGGTATGTAGTTTCGTACCGGTTAACGAATTATAACCGATTCCCTGATACTGATAATCTGAATCGATCTCGTACGTCGATTCGTGAGGAAAAGTATCTAAGGACCAAGCGCATTTCGCGTCGACGGTTTCTACCGTAAGAATAATATCCGGTTCTCCGGTAAAGAATTCGTTTTCGAGGCGGATCTTATTTTTCGAAATATCGATTTTCCTTTTCCGAGAGATAAGCGTAATCGCGTCCTCCTCCTGCTGTATTCCCTTTTCGAGATACTTATTATGATGCGTATAGTAGCGGTTATACCGGATCTCGCGGAAGATCTTTATAAGGCGTTTTTTACAGGTAAGAGACCGATCGACGTCCCACCCCTTTTTAACGCCAGACATTATCTCGCCCATCGCCGACGGACGAAATAATAACCGATCTGCGTTCGTTATCACGATTCGATAAGTTCGTATTCGATTTCTCCTCCTTCGTAATCCGCGCGTTCGATAAGAAGTTGAAGATCGTTTTCCTGAGCCCACGTCTCGATCTCGGCGAGAGTATTTTTATCGAGGAACGACGCGTCGAAATGAATCGTCCGTACTTCGCCGATATTCATCGACGCGATACGAAGAGCGGCGCAATAGAGTTTCGAGGTCGAGATTTGATTCTTATCTAACGGGAATCCGTCGACGGTAATTCCGCTATCTTCGAAGGCTATACCGGTCGGCATTTTTACGCTCTCGATCATTTTCCGTCGCTCGTTCTCGATCTCTTTTACTAGTTCGTCGGCTTGTAACGCTTCTTCTCTCGCCGCGTCTACCTGCGCCTTATAATCTACGTAATCGCGATACGCTTTCGCTTTCGTATTCGTTTCCGAAGCCGCTAAGATCTCGTCGTCTATCGCGCGTAATTCGGAATCGTTCGGTAATTCTGGAACGATATACTCCGGCTTTTCGATCGTATTAACGTCGAACGTACGCGAAGGTTCCGGCTGAGGAAGTTTTTCGATAAACGCCGATACTTCGTTTCCGAGATAACCGACTTCGAGAAGAAGGTTAAATCCGTGTTTAGCGGATTCGATCTTATCGATTTTCTTTTTCTGCGCCTCGTTAAATTCCCGAACCTCTTCTCTCGCCGCGTCGATCTTCGCCTGATATTTTATGCGCCGTTCTTCGTTCGTTTTTTTATTCGAGAGATAGAGCGCGTTTAATCGAGACCGGATCTCTTCTTTTTTCGCTTGCAGATTAGTAAGATCTACGAAGTCTACGCGTTCGCATTCGAGCATCGAAGAAAGTTTAACGTGGAAACGCTCCGACTCCTGATTCTTCGTATAGCGATCGTCGTACGCGAGTTTATATCGCGCGTCGATCGTAGAGAAGTCGAGACCGACGATCTTCTGTAATTGCTTCGACTGATCCTTCGGAGGAGAATTAAGAAACCGGTCTATATCGAACGCTACCGGAAAGAATCGCGATACGATCTCGCGAGTTACTTTCGTCTTATAACCTTCTTTCGTTATAAAAGTAAGTTTGTCGGTTCCGGCGACGTCGAATTCCCAAACGAATTTTTCGCCGGTAGTTAATTCGATCGTTCCGCTTCCTTCTTTCTCTCCCTGCTTTACGATTAACTCCGGCTTCTCTCCTCGGATACGATCAGAGATTCCGCGAAGTAAGGTCGTTTTCCCTTTGTTATTTCCGGCGGTAATAATTGCGGTACAGCCGTTAAAGTCGATTTCCTTCGAGGAGATCGCCTTAAAGTTAGTAATCGAGATTTTTTTTGTCCTTGCCATTTTAAGTGGTTTTTAGTTACGAGATAAAGATACAAACTATCTTTTACAAATCGGTATAATTATATAAAATAATTAAGCCGGAATACTCTTTCGAATACTCCGGCTTCTCGTTTCGGGTCACGTCTCGGAGGCGATTACCCTTAAGAATAGGATCCTCCGAAACCCTATTTCTTCGCGCGAATTGGCTCGACGTTTTTCTCGACCCCCTTGGTGCTTATTTTTTAACTCCCATTTCGAGTTCCGCGATACGCTTATCGACGAACTCTTTTTTAAGAGTCGGATTCGTTAAGTAGAGTTCCTGTACTTCGGCGATCGTTTTACAATCGGCGAGAAGTAATTCCTGTCGCTCGTCTTCTTTATTTACTACCGGCTTCGTTCCTTCGTCAGCCTTCGGATTGAAAAGATCTTTCGCGTTCGCTCCTTCGTTCTTTATCGCTGATTTCATACCGGTAAGGATCGTAAGTTTATCGAGATCGATTTCCGCTACGCCTTTTACTTCGAGAACGTCGAAAATTTCTTTCTCGGTAATCTTAAGCGACTTAAAATATTCGATCGCCGCGTTCCTTCTTTTTTCTAGCGTAGCCGCCGTTCCTTTCGCTACGAGTTTCGCCGCCTCTTCTATCTCGTCTACCATCGCTTTCGGGACCACTTTAAATACGGCGTTACGGAGAGCGATCGCACAGGCGGCGTTACCGGTAACGACTTGCATATCGTCGTTAAACGTTTCGCCTTTCTTATTCGTAATCCGGCGCGTAACCTCGACGATAACGGAGTTGTTATTTTCGAGGTCGTGGCATACGCCCTGAGCGACGATCTGTCTTCCGTCGTTAGAGATTACACGCGCTCCGGCTCGAATATTCTTATACGCCGCTAGAACGATCTCGGCGAGGCGGATAGTAGCCCCTTCGATATTCTTTCCTCCGCGCGGAACGGTATAGGAACAGGACGCGGCTACGTCTTCGGATACGGTAGCCATCGAAATAGCCTTATCGTAGAATTCCTTTATCGATCTCGGAAACGCTTTCGCTGTCGCTATTTGAGTATCGATCTCCGCTTTCGTAAGGAGATATAACGCCTGATCGTTTTGCTGTACTACCTGTACCGCTACTTCTTCGTGATCTTTTGCCATAGTATTCGTTTTAGTTATTGGTTTGAATATTTTTTACGCCGGTATTCGGCGATCCGTTTTTGCCTCCTCTTCTCGCGTTCGTACGGAGTATTCCGTAGCTGGACCTCGCGTACGATCGCGACTAGCGATAAAGTACCGGCGACGGTTAAAGAGATAACGGTAAACGTGTCCATCGGTTACGAGAGGTATTTAGTACGGATCGTTTTCTTCTGCGCCGGAGAAAGATCGTGCGGTTCGCGTTTACCGACGTCGCAGATCTTTCCGTTTTTCAGATACTTATCGAGAGTCGGGCGAGTTATCCGAAGATCTCTAGCGACCTTTCGTTTACTGATTTTAAAATCTCGGATCCTTTGATCGAGTTTCTCGTTAAGAGCGAGTCTTTTCTTAGCCATAGTATTTTTCTTTGTCGGTAAAGATAGACCTTTTACAGAATGGAATATAGTTCCTTAAGGAATTTTATTTCGTCGGAGTAAAACCCGCGCTCGTTCGTTCCGATATTATGATACCGCTGTTTAATCGGATAAATATCGACGCGAATATCCTTTCGCGTAACGCGGATCTGCCACGTCTGTAGTTCGGCGAAATCGAGATCGTGCGCTTCGCAGAATTCGTAGATCCGTTGCGCTACCGTTCTTTCTCTTTCGCGGCGTCTAGCCGCTTTACGTTGGTTTTTATTTGCGAATTCTTCCATCGGTCTAGTATCTTGAAAACGTTGCGTTAATTCCGAACTCGTCGAATACTCTTCGGAGTTCTATTTCGAATGAGTCGATCTTCTCCGAAGGAAACTGGAAAAGGTTATACTCCGAATTATATTCTGAGTAGTATCCGAACTCTTCTATTACGTTAAAGATCGCCGTACGATCTCTATCGGTAGTCGGGTTTACGGTTAAGCCGTTATTAATTGTTCCGCTTGGCATGGCTATTTTTTTGAGAACTTATAATATCCAAAATGCTCTCGGATTACGTTAAATTCATTCGATAAAGTAATAAATTCAGATTCAGTAAGATGAACGTAAATAGAAACAGTTCCAAGTATGGCAACTGTTTTGCGAATTCGATCTAATTTTTCTTTCATTATCTTTCGTTTTTTGAAGTAACGCCCTACGCCTTGCGGTTTCGGGCGACCTACTACAGTGAGATTATTTTGTAAGGAATAGATGTGGCTTTGAGTTTATCAGCGCCATCTGCGACTTGATTAATTTTCTGTCGCCCATCATTCCGATCCCTTCTCCCGTTTCTTTTATTGTAGCGGTGTATCTGTTTCTTGCCCAGCCCGGATTTAATAAGGCTTTCATGTAATGGCTGTATGCTTTAACTACGAAGGTCATATTGGAATATTTAACCTCTATAGTTTTTTCTTTGATACTTGATGTGTTTGTTACGGTTGTCATTTTAGTAGGTTTTAGTTATGCGGGTCGTCCCGCTTGCATGATGTAATAGTACACGTATTTTCGATACCTTTTACAAGTCGGTATTATTATATACGTAACTACCTGATAGTCAGGATTATTAATTTATACCAGTATGTAAAAGATATAGCCTTTATCGCTTAAGAAACGATCCGATAAACGCTAGAAACGCTAGAAACGCAGTAGATGCGCTTACCCACATCGCCCCCTTTACTTTATTCCGATCCGCGTCGAGAGACGCGATAGCCTTTCTTTGCGTTACGAACTCCTTCTCGTGATCTAAGATCGCCTCCCGATGCTGACCGATCCGCTCGTCTACTACGCGGAGATCACCTTTCATAGAAAGAACGAGGGCGTGTAGATCATCTATTTTTTTTTCCTGCGCAGGGGTCATAAGAAAAAATCATTTAAAACGGTTTAGCGACAACCTGAACGTTCGTAGTGAATCCGCAGTTGTGCTTTTTCATGACTTCATTCACTTCTAAAATACAACGATTGCCACGCTCCTGCATTTCCTTCAAAATGGATTGCTTAGACTTCTCCAATTCTTCCTGAATCTTGGAAAGTTTTTCTTCTGCGGTTTCTTCTACTGGTGTTGTTGTTTCTTCTGACATTGGTTTTTGGTTTTCATCGTGATCGTTTAATCCAAGCTCTATCGCAAGTGATCGTATCACCCGACGAAGTTGGTTTCTGTCCGGTGATGATGAAGTATATTCCATCAGCAAATGAAGCAACTGTGATTGTGGTGCTTGAATTTGTCGCACCACCCGCCGTATCGACTATCTGATTTGTCGCCGCCGGTTGCGTTGTTCTTACTGTTGTGTCTGAAAGAACAGCTATTATTCTTAGTCCTAAACGATCTTGCGACGCGGTTGTTTCAGTATGTGTACAGATCAATACAGGCGATCCAGTGCTAAATGAATTAGTAGTGTTAATGTAGAGCCGTAGAGTTTTATTATTTGCATTATTATTACACACCAAATCGTTGAACCATTCGATTACGTCTAATGCAACAATATCTGAAACCAACCCACTAACCATTAATTGAGTTTCTGCCGTTGTAGCTCCGACCGAGGCAGGGGTCATGTTTGAATACAGAAGTTTGTTCCCCGTGTTTCCTCCGTTTGCAACCGGTAATATAGTAGCTCCGAAGATCGCCGTTGCGTCAAGTGTTCCTCCTCCTGCTGCATTTTGATGATTATGGGTGGCGTTGGTGAAGGATGCTATGGTAGGAGTGACGAGTTGCATATTCGTCCAATTGCCGGTTGGGGTATAAGATCCGCCTAATTCGAGAATTGTATCTGCGGCGTCCCTAACTGTCTTAATTATATTTGTAGAAGTAAGCCCGGTGAATGTGAGCAATCCTGTTTGCCCAGAGATTGATAGGCTTGCGGCACTACCAGTAGTATTTTGATTAAGCGTTGGAATATCCCCAGCTACAATCGTGTCCCAAACAGGGGCAGTTGAATTTACTTCACGTAGGAATTTTCTTGTAGCTGTTGCGTTTTGAGCGAGAACAGAAAAAGCATCTGTACCAGTTCCGTAAATCAAACTGTTGGCAGTGATGGTCAGTCCTGCCAAAGCCGTGAGCGTTGCATCTGACGGCTGTGTATTGCTGAATTGAGATTGAATCCCACTTGTTACGCCGCTCAGATACCCCAGCTCGGTCGGCGTAACAGAAGAAGAGACAAGGTGCTTCGAAGCGTCAATATAAGGAACGGTTGATGCGGTAAGTTGACTGAAGGTATAGAGAGGGGAATCAAATTCCAATTCTGTAAGATGGGCAATGAGTGTTTTTGCTGTTGCTATTGAAACCTGATTTATTCCACCCGCAAGTGCCCCATCTGTAATAATAAACTCTCCGCTAATAGAATTAAGACTAGCAGAATTAAATCCGGCAGCGCCAACCGTAAGGTCTAATTGGGAATTTTTTGCCCCATTACCTGCATTTAAAGCCACTGTTCCGGCATCTATCAGAGACAAAAATGTATCGCCATCGTTTGAATAAATATGTTTTGCCACTGTTGAATTAAATCTCAATCCACTCGCATCTGCCAATTCTGAAATGATGGAGTTTGCAAGATTACCGGAATAATCGGTATAAAGGATCGCCCCAGCAGTTCCTCCGACCACCGGCTGACCAATTGTAATTTCCGTATCAGTTATAATAACATTGACAATACTCAAATCCTCGTCAAGTGAATACCATTTTCCTCCGCCATAATGAAGTGTATATCCAATTCCAAGATTTACGGAATTGAATATTTGACGCTCATCCGCCCCGTCGAATAAAGAAATAGTTATCTGTTGAACTGCATCGCTGGTATTGCAAAGTGAAAACTCCTGAATAATTCTTGAAGTGTTCTGTGGAGGTTTTTGTGTAATTGGAATTCCTGAAACTATTGTAATTGCGTTCGTACCATCCGTTGTTCCGCTAATAGACATCGGAATGATCGTATCAATGTAATTCACGTTCCATTGAAGTTCAGCAGAAGGAGTTCCGGCTAACTTTATTTTGAGCGATTTATCTGGACTATTGATTAGCATGGCGAGCGGTACTAAATTACTTCAAATTACAGCAATTCGAAGCGATAATATTTTGAATTCCAGCGTTAAACTCGACCGTAACCGAACTCTTAGGAGGTAACGCGTTATTATAATCCGTCGGTTCGTACGCTCCGGCTCTCGCTATCGGTAATTGCTTAATCGTATAATCTACGTTAAGAACGTTATAATCCGATACGAGCGTTTGTTTCGCGAGCATCATATAGACTTTTAACCGATCGTGAATTTCTTTCGTAAGAAGAAGAGAATCGAATTTCCATTTCTGCGTCGCCTCCGCGTGAACGTGTTCTATCTGACCGGTCTGAAACTTATTAAACATCTCGGTATATGTCGGAACCGTATTCGATCCGAAAAATCCTCCTACTCGAACGGAAGAAGCCCAATTCATACCGCAGAAATCGAATAGATAACCCGTATTCGTATGCGTTCCGATAAGATCAGGCATTACGACTTCGAATTTTACTGTACGCGTAGCGAGAACGCAATTAAACTTTCGTAAGCGGAACTCCGGCGAAACGAAACAGCAAGTAATTTTTTCCTGATAGTTAGACGAGAATTTTATTCGATAGATTCCGATTCCGAGACCGACTAAGACACGCCCCCAGTTTACGGTAAAACCGGTATAAGTAGTATGGCCGGAAATAGTTCCGATCGCCTGAAATCTTCCATACTGATTATTCGTGATCGTCGCCGCGACTGACCAACGATTTTTACCGGAGCATTTTTCGATCGTCCACGTTCCTACGGTTCCTACGAGTTGACAGTCGAAGAGCCAGTCGTTAAGATCGTTTTCGTACGTCGAGGAACTAATCGGTATTCCCGAGATAGTAGTATTTCCGAACGCTTCTAAACGATCGCAACAGAAATTCGGTAACGAGCGACATTCGTCTACGTCGCATCGAACCATCGGTACGAGACCGGCTACCTGTATCGGAATCGTAGATACGATAGGAACAGGCATAAGCACTCCTCCGTTATTAGACGAGCCGCCGCCGCGTGGTCCTACCGGAGTCGTCGTCGTCGCGACCGGAATAATATATATTAATGATTCAGGCATCTTTAACTTTCAGTTGGATACGTTCCTACTACCGATTGAATCGTTATCGCTTTTATCGTTTGATTATAAATCGTCGAATCGAAATAAGATTCGATAGTAATTCTTACTACTTCTCCCTTTAATTCGAAAATATTTATCGTCGCGTTTCCGCGCGACCACGAAACGTACGAGGTAGCCGCCGGAGCCGAAAATGGACTATCGTCTTCCGACGGAATTTCGGTAGACGCTAATCGGCGATCGTAAATAGATCCGTTTTCTACGGTAGCCATTATCGCGCCGAAATAATTTTCGCGAGTATCGAGCGGAGACGTCCCTAAAAGAGTAGTTCGTATTAACGTTATTCCGTTACGATCGATAGATTCGAGTTCGGTTTCTCCGTCTTCCGTAAAATATTGCGTCGTCTGTTCCGCGCCTACCGATCCGTCCCATATTACTTGATCAGCTTTCGAAACCTCGATCGGAATTTCCGTTCGATAAACGTTCGTACTTCCGTACGTAGTATTAAGAATCGAAAAATCGAATCGAAGAACGAGAGACCATCCTTCGGTATCGTATTCGAACCAGTCTTGCGTTAGGCTGTCGATAAATTTTCCGATCGCCGGTACGGAAGTATCGCCGGAATAGAATTGATTAAGAGCCTCGACCCACGCCTCGTATCGAAGAATTAATCCGTAGTAAGCGATCCACGCAGAGGATTCCGAATCGTCGTTCGCTTCGTCGCGTACGATAGATACTACGTTATCGGGATCGTCGTCGTACGTAATAAAATTTCTTGTATCTACGAATTCGATTTGCTGAACGTTTTTTAACTTTTTCGTATTCGATAAATCTATCTGACGGCGTTCGAGTACGAAATCGTTTTCTCCGCTTTTAATCGCGACGACTGACCATTCTAGTCCTAAGATCGTAGCTATATCCGGCGTTCCGTCTTTCTGTTTTACCTTAAACGCGATCTTATTATAAAACGCTTCTCCCTGAAACGCCTCGATAGATCCTCGCGCGAGTAATCCGAGATCGGGATATTTAAACGCTTCGATACCGGTCGAAGTAAAGGCGAAGAGAGTATCGTCTTTACGGGTCCACGAAGCGGATTCAAACGCGGCGAGCAAAGTCATTCGATCGTTCGGAACGGTTTTCATAATCGTCGCGTCTTGCGTAATTACCGTTATCTCGTATCTGCGATCGTCGTCCTCTTTCGCTTCGAGGAACGATAAAATATAAGATCCGAAGTCTACGATAAAAATTATCGTCGCTTCGGTAGCGGATACGTAATCGATTTCGCAAGCGGTAATAGTTTGCCGATCCGTTCCGTATTGTTTTCCGTTTACCGGAGCCGAGCCGATAAAATTAGTAGCCGAGTCCTGACAAAAATTATCTCTCTGCGTCGTCTCAGTATCCTGATAATCGTCCTCGTTAGAAAGAAAAAGATTGAATCCGGTAATAAACATCGTAGGATTCTCGTCGCTACCGGCGTTTAAAAACTTTCCAGATCTAGATTTTACCGAAATCTCTACTCGTACTTTTTTCGCGAGATCGATCTTTTCAATTTCGTCGTCTGTATCGTTATCGAAATACGAAATAGAATTTATTAAATATTCTCCGCGAGATCCGTTAGGACCAGTATTAAGCCAGACGCCGGATCCGTTCGTTCCTTCGTCTACGATAGAATGATCTGGCGTCGGAGAAATAGAATTATAAAATCCTTCGATAAGAGAAATATATTTTAGTGACCGACCTCCGTAATAATAAGACGGAGGAATAATTTTCTCGAAATTTTCTTGCTGCGCTGATAACGCGAAAGGGGTAACGATAAAAAATTGCGTTATCTCGAACGATTGTACGTAATCCGATATTCCGGCTCCTTTAATATAAACGGCGTTCGTAGTACCGAGATCTTCGTCGGCGATTTCCTCCGTTACCCAAGCCCACGATTTCGTTCCTATATAAAATACTTTCGGCGTAGTTACCGATGCGTCTATTTCTTCTATCGAAAACTTTTGTTTAGAGATCGGATCTACTATCGAAGTAAAATCGCCTGTCGTACCGTTAGGAACTAGATTATAAAAAAGGTTTAACGCTCTTATTTTCGTATTTCCGTGAATCGTTACCGTATCTCCGTCGGAAGATTCATCGACGAGAGATTCTACTACGGTTATCGTTTTACCATCGTCGGATATTTTCGAGACGTTATACGTACCATCGTTTAATTCAGAATCTACTATTACGATCTCGTCGTTATCGCGAAAATCTTGGCCAGAAAAAGTACGATTATCGTATTGATTCTGCATCGTAATAGTTTTATCTGAAGAAGAAAAAAGAAGATTCGCCTTTTTAAGATTCCACGAAAACGAAAATTTAGCTACTCTTTTTATCCGGTCATTATAATTCCCAGACATCTCCTTAGACCCGCCTCCGGCGTCTCCAGTAAATGCATCGAAAAATAAAGTACCAGCTTCTATTCGGCTCATTGTTTTAAGTAATCGAGTAATTTTTTCGCCTGATAAGGATCATTACATTTTACGTAAACGATTCCACCTTCGAATAATGACCCTTCGCTATCGTTTTTTTTAAACGTTTCGATAGGTTTTCCGATCTTTAATCCGGCCACTTTTAATAGAGCCTGAATATCGGATTTCATTTTTTCGAGTTTATTTATCGTTTCTTGTAATTCTTCCGTAGGATCTTTTTCGGTCATATCGTAAAGTTATTAATTTCCGTCGACGGTAGTTTTTTCGGTTAGATTATTCGTCTCTACCGAGTAGATACCGTAATCGGATGTCGCTTCTTCGGTTTCTAATTCCCATTCTAAGGATTCAAGATTTCCGAGATGACCGGCTAGAGTCGAGACCACGTTCTTTTCTAGTACGTTAAGGTAGTCGGGGCAACAAAATTTGAATTTCTTATCCTTATACTTATCCTGTTGCGCTCCATGCGTAGGAAGATTACGAACGTGATAATCGTTACCTAACCTCTCTGCTGCGGACCACGTAGCGTTATTCGGATGAATCTTCCAGTCTCCTCCGGCGGCGATTCCGATAAATGATTTAGGAACCGAGAATTTATCGTCGGTTATTTCTAGCCAACCGAGGCGATTATTAATAAGATTCGTCGGTAATTGGAACGGCGTTATCGGCTGTACGTTACCTCCGAAGAGATTTATAATCCAAACGATGCCGTTATATATCGCCGCCTCCGCGTTAAGAACGTCTTGCGCTAATGAGATCGCGAAATTCGTAAGATTATTTACCAGATTTTCTACGTTAGATAAATAATCCTTCCTTTTAGCTAGAGCGCATTCGAGATTTACGACGACGCCTTTTCCTCTTGTAATTCTCGATTTATTTCCTACGATCGTCTGCGATATATTTTTACTCCACGTCGTCCCTTGATACCTTCTCTCGGTCTGTTCGTCGGTAGGATCCGTAGCGTACGCGAGAAGATAATTCCACGGAAGATCCATAAGATTCGTTCCGTACGGTTCCGGCGCGTTCGCCGCGTATCCGTTTCCTTCGATAGTATTCGGTATCGTAAAAACTGATTGCGTATTCCAATAATGTTTCTCCGTAAAATATAACGTACGTACTCCGGTAGTTGGATTCATTTTAATGGAACACGCGCCGTTATATTTATCGCACATCGTTTTCACGAAGGAAGAAGCTAGACCGTCGTAGTGGCCGTAGACCTTCGGATTATTCGGAAAATTTACGATCTCGTCGTACGGACGAGTAAATATCGTAAGCGGGTGATTAACGTCCGGTATAACCGTTTTTTTAGGAATCCACGTAGCGTTATAATCTTTCGAAGTCGGAGCATAAATATCGGGCGACGCGAACTGAAGTCCCTGATAATCGCAAATTAATTTCCAATGATCCCGCTCTAGCATTCCGAGTTTATACTTCTTCGTTTGCCATATCGAATCGATTACTTTTTTTATCTCTAAAAGAATCGTTATCACACACCCAGATAGATACGCTACGTCTACTCCTATTTCTATTACCGTCGCTACTATCGTCGGCGTAGCGGCTCCTAGCGTGGCCGTGGCCGTGGCCGCGTCTCCGGTCGCCTTAGTCGTTAAAGATGAAATATCTCGAAATGCTTCGAGTCCCATTTTTAATACGGCTAGTTCCCCTAGCGCGACTATCGCTTCTTGAAGAGGAGCGTGAGAAAGTTTTACGACGCAGTACGGGATTTTTTTATAATGAAGCGTCGGGATTATTCTACCTTGTGCGCCTACCGGTAATCCGGCTAAATAATCGAATGGAATCGATTGAATAACGTTATTAAACTGATCTATTTTTCCGGTCTCTATCGTCGGTGCGGCAACCGAATCGCGTTCCCATTTCGTACGGTTATTCGCGAGATCTACATAACCGTCGATAAATCGCAGACGCGTATTTCGGCACCACATATAAGCGCGAAGACCGACGCCTTCGGTAATACCGAGTCCGCCGGTAATACCAGATTTTTTACGCGCCCACATATTCTTAGCGTTTTTTCCGACCCAAATAAAATCGATACCGGATACGGTCGCATTAGGAAATCCGTTAGTCCATACTAATTGGATTTTCATTTTCTGCGAATTCTTCGGAGGATCTACGATCGCGAAGCCAGAACCGTAATCGAGTTCAAATTCTATTCTAGGCATTTAGCAAATTCTTCCGTGGTGAGTCGTTACGCGTTTCGTTCCGGCATCGGTTTCAGTTTCTACAAGTTTACCGATCGCGTTCTTTTCCCAGTTAGTAATTTTTATTTTAGAGAATCCGCGCTCGATAGATTTTTCGAGACGGTTATTAAGATCGAGCATTAAAGAAAGATCGGCGTTAGCGTTTCCTCCTACTGCGTCCGAAGCGAAGGAAGAGGTAATATTTGGCGCGTAGATATTACGCATCGCCCAGTCGACGGCTCCTTCAAAACCGTCTTCGTTAATCGCGGTAACGAGTCCGGCGGTTTCGCGAGTAGCTTTCGCCGTCGCTACCGATTCTCCTTTCG